AGGTCACGTTGGCAGCCGTCTGCGCGTACCTGATGGTGTACTCATCCACCACCTCAGTGACGATGCCGCCCGTTATGTTGAAGGTGGCGTCGCTGCACCCGCTGATCTTGAACCGATCATCCTTGAAGAGCTGGTGAGGGTAGGTGAAGGTCACCGTCGAGACATTGGTGGCTCGCGCCACGCGGTTGACGCTGTTCGGGAACCAGAGCGTGGACACACGGAAGTACGCGGCATCGGTCGTGCCCGCGAGTGTGCGGTAGAGCCGGATGCCACGGATGAAGTTGCTGCCGCTAGGCGGCACGGTTGGGAGGGTCGCCACAGTGACGACCTGCCCTTCCTTGATGAAGAGTGGGTCAGAGGGCGAGGAGCCGATGGATTCCTCTTCCCAGCCTGTGTACCACGTGTAGAGGTACGTGCGCCCCTGAACCTGTCCACCAAGGTCGATGCGGCCATCGGTGTTGGCTGTCGTCGTCACGATAGGGCCGGGCGAGAAGTAGCGCAGGGTGGTCGAGTTGATGACCGTCACCTCGGCGGTCGTGTTGAGATCACCGATATCCCAGCTGACATCACCCGACGTGGAGCCCGTCGCAGTGTCGTTGCAGGTGAACGTGTTCACCCCGGTTACCGTGATGGTGTAGGTGTTCGAGGTCGCCGTGCCAGAGGTGAAGCGCAACAGCACGTCAGCGCCACTGCTCAGACCATGGCCCGTGATAGTGACCGTGATGGTCGTACCGGTGCGGCTGTAGGTACCGGTGCGAAAGGCGAAGCCCGAGACCGTGATCAGCGCACCAGACTTCAGATTGTGCGGCGTGCTGGTTACCAGGGTAACGTTGTTACCCGCCGAGCGCGCGAAGGAGGTCGTAGAGACGACCGAGAACGCTGCTGCCGTAGTGGTCGGCTTCACCGCAGGGAGCGGGAGCCCCAGCTCGTAGTAGTTGGTTGGGTAGGGTGCCGTGCCCTGGGTAGCCAGTGCGTAGGTGCTGACCTTCGGCACCCCATCCCCGGTGTAGTAGAACCGCTGCTCACCCAGAGAGTCCGTCGCAGGCGTGACGATATCGACGGTATCAAGCCAGCTGAGCCAGACCAGCGCATCAGTGTCCGGGTTCCGCAGCGCGTAGAGCGTGCGGATAGTCCCAGACCGAGCCGCATTGGCGATGATCGTCGGCTGCGGGTACGGGATAAGATCACCAGAGTAGAGCTTGCAGTTGCGAGCAACCTGGGCAGCGGTATCCGCCAGCAGCTCCGAAGCGTTCTTCGGTGCTGTCCCCAGGAACTTGGTGATCTTAATCGCCGTCACGAGTGTTACTTCTTCTTGCCAGCCATCGCGCAGGCACCAGCAGCGCGGCACTTGGCGGGGGACGGGCAGTTCGCACACGGCTTAAAGCCCTTGACCATTCCACCCTTCTGGTAGGATGCCATCGCTGCCTTGGTCTTCGGCTTACCACGCATCATCGGTTCTCTCCTAAAGGACCGGCGTTGTGAAGGCGCCGGGGCGAATACTTTCATACCGCGAGGTCTAGTGAAAGGTCACTTACAAACCGCACGGCTGAAAGCCGGATCAGTGCTTGGCCATACGCACAGCGACCTCACCCACATCGACCACACGCCGGGTCCAACCCTTACCGAAGGTAGCGAAGGTCGGGAGAGCCTCAAGGAAGTGCTGCCGGGTACGTTGGTAGGTCTCGATCAGGGTGGCAGGGTCCTGCGCCTGCACGGCGGCCAGCGTCTTGGGACCAATCGCGCCATCGGGCACTGCACCCACCGCCGACTGGAGCAACCGCACCGCCCGGCCAGGACCGCTGTTCACCGCCATGTCGAACACAACGTAGTCCACGCCAGCGGGGAGGTCATCGCCACGCACAGCATCCCAATAGAGGGTCTTGTAGATCGCCTTGAGATGCTCGTCGGGGATAGCCCGAAGCTCTTCCTTCGACGCCGGGCGACTTAGCCACGTCGAGTAGGTCTTGAGGGTGACACCCTTCATCGTCGCGCCGCCAGGATCAGCAGGGTGGTCAGCCCAACCACCTTCATGCTTCAGCACGTGGGGGAGGCTAGCGTCGAAGTTGCCCTTCATTTGTCGCTCTTCAATACCTGATTGAGCTGCTGGGTCTTTTCACGGGACCCAGCCGAGGAGCCGAAGTAGTAGCTGATGATAGCACCCCAGGCGGTCCCAAGGGTACCCAACATAACAAGCATCGCCTCGCCGCCGTTGGCGGGGAGCCCGTTGGCGATCATCCACGAGAGGACACCGAAGAAGCCGAACGTGACAGCCGCTGCCAGGGCACGCGGGGTCCAGTCGCCGGTCTTAATCTCACGCTCGCGGGCGCTATTCCGATCCGCACTGGTGATGCGCTCAAGGTCGATATCAAGCTCGCGCATCCGCACAGCGAAGTCCTGCTCGGCCTGCTTCAGTGCCAGCAGTTGCTCTGGCGTGGCGGTCTTCGCGGCCTCAACCAGTTCGTCCTCAGTGCCATCCGGCCTACCCAGCAGGGCCTCGGAGATCGCACGGGTCGCCATGCCCGCAAGCGGGCCGCCAACGGCGGTAGCGATGGACGGTGCGACCGTCCTAACGAGGTTGAGGAGCGGTTCCATTCCGGGACTCCAAGAGGGCCACACGCCGTTCAAGCTCGTTAATCATGCGCGTCAGGTCGGCACGAATAGCTGCGCGGGCAGCAGCCGCATCAGCAGCCATCTCAAGCCTGCCGCGTTCGATCCCAGCCATGCTGCGCTCACGGTCCAGCGTCATGTTGCCGCGAGCAATGGCGGCGTCCCGCTCCACCTGTTCGATCCGGTTCGACAGCTGCTCGCGGATCTGAGCCATGTCGATGGTCGTGCCCTGCGGCGGGATCGCCCTGTTATCCTGCGTCACAACCACAGCGATGCGGGACTTGAGGATGGTGATCTCGTTGTTCGCCGACGACAGGGAGGTCATCAGATACACGACGCAGCTGAACAGGATCGGGATAGCGGCGAAGACAACCTTCTCGATCAGCGCGCCCTTCGAGGCGTTAGCTGCCATCTGCTCCGACATCTGTGCCTGCTTGGCGGCATCCGACATGGCGCTGACCCCCTAGTGCAGCTTGAAGGCTATACCGGCCAAGCCGGTAATGATGGCACCTGCCGCGACCATCAGGATGGTTTCAAGCCGCTTTAGTCGCGCGTTAATGGCCTCATAGCGCAACTGACACACGGCCTCGTGGGATTGCAGGCGGGCCTCAGTTTCGCTGATCTGAACCATCGGCCTACTCCGCAGGAGCAATCGTGAGTTCGCCAGCCGCCACCAGCGCCATGATGTTCTGGTAGTCGGTGTTCGCCGGGTCGAGCGGCACGAAGCTGATCACGCCGTTGATGTCGCAGCGGATGCCAGCTGGGTTGCCGATGGGATCATTGTAGTATTGGGCGTTGCTGTACATAGCTCAGAGTTCCGCGCTGAAGCTTGCATAGGGCTGATTGGCCGCACTGTTACTTGCCGCCCGCATTAATTTACCGCGCCCATCACCATCGGTTAGGCAGAAAAAGTAAAATCTTTGGGAGTCGAAAATAACGGCGGTAAGCGTCGTCGATGTCCAGACTCCTGCGTAAGAATAATACTCCACTGTTGCGTTTGATATTGACGCCGTTGGCGTTGCGCGCATTTGTTCAAAGAACATTTGAATGCCGCTGACTGCGCCGGTTCCACCAAAGTACGATATAAACGCATCAAAGGTGGAGCCACTAAACGCAGAGAACCTCTGAAAGTACCTCTGGCACAGCGCCAGTTCCTGCCCGTACTGCCTGCGCTCGAACGGCGTGGCGGCGGTGCCGACTTCAAGCTGGACGCCGGTCAGGTAGAAGGTCGCGCCGTTGGTGCTGATCCAGTTGGTCGCACCTGTCGCAGACCAAAGACCTGATGCCGACCATGCACCGGCAGTCCCTGACAAGGATGAGCCAACGCCAAGGCCCCATGTAACAAGCACGCCGCTGCCATTGTCGGTCAACCAAGTGCCGGTTGTATCTCCGGAAACCGTGACGGTCTTGTATTCCCAAGTGTTCGCGGCGCTGATGCTGTAGGTGAAAGGATACGAACGATCTCCAGCACTGTTTCGCATGGAGCCGCCATATGTCCCGGTGACCGAACTGCGGACCCAGAAGGACAGCGTCACAGACAAAGCACCAGCGGCACCCCAACCAAAGTCGGCGGTGTTAAAGCCCTCAATCCGCTGCTGGATGAAATAGCGCTGCGACGCTCCGACCGAAGCGTCAGCCGTGGTTACGGTGGCAAGGAGAGAGTTGGTGAAGCCGGTTGGAGCAACCGTCGAACGCTGAAGGGTAAAGACGCCGTCCGATGTCTCGCCCGCCCCCTGCCAACGATCCACAGAGAAGGTGTTGTTGGATGCGTTGTTGACCGTCACGCTCGCCCCAGCATTCCGCTGGTCGATCCGCATGTCACCATTGATGATGCGGTTCCGCAGGAAGCTGCTCGCCATCGCCGCAGTGCCCGCGAAGGTCGCGTTGCCCGAGGCGTCGAGGACGATGTTGTTGCTCGCAGAGGCGGCGGACTTGATGTTCGTGGCTTGGATTGTGGACATCAGCGTGCCTCCACAGCGTCAAGCTGCTCTTGCGTGGGGCACGGCAGCGTCGGGTGGTTCCAAGCGGCGATGTAGTCGCCACGGCCATCGCTATCGTTCTGAAGGCGGATGGTGCCAATGCCGGGCAAGAAGTCCTGCGTCACCAGCGTGGGGTAGATCGCCATGATCTTGTCGTAGAGGCTCATCATGCGGCCCTCGCTAGGAATGCTTGGAAGTATGTTGCCGCAGAAGTTTCGAGAGGCACCTGAGAAACCGTCATAAGACCATAAATCTCAATGTAGTCAGTTGATCCGTTCATATAGATTAGGGCGCTTACGGGCCATACGTTTGAGGTGTTGCCGATGCCGTTTCCTGCGCCCAATTTAGCTTCCGCGCCGTTTTTGAAAATGTAGATAGTTCCATAAGAAAAATTGTTTTTAGCGGTAAAAGCCGCGCTGATTTGATAGTAACCGGCAACCGTTGGGGTAAACCTTGAGGTGGCCGTGCTATAGTTGTTGTTAGTATCGAACTCTTTGTTTTGAAAAATAAGTTTGGTGACTGTATTAGCCGGAATTGCCGTTTGGGAGGGGTTTTGAAACGCACTAAACGCAGGGCCAGCAAGCACCGAAACGCCGGCCACCGTAGGCGGCGAGGAAAAGTTGACCACGCCGGTAGGGTTGATCCGCATGACCTCTGTGCCGCCCTCAGAGAAGGCGATGGTGTCAGCCGCAGGGAAAAACATCCCGGTGTTGGTGTCGGTGCCCTGCACGGCAGGCGTTGCGGCGGTGCCGTCCGTGCCAGAGATGCCGGTGGAGCCGTTGATGATCACGGGCATGGGCTACTCCTGCATCGCTACAATTTGAGCCTGCAAGGCAGCAAGCTGTGCAAGAAGCTGTTCCTTCGTCGGAGGCACCACGACAGGCTTGGGCGGGGGAGGCGGCGGTGCGCTAAAGGTAGTACCGTCCCACGAACCGCCGGGCTCTGCCCCTTCCGTAGAGTCAAGAACCAGCGTCAGCCCCTCGGGCGGCACATAATCAGCGCCTTCATCTAGCACGATGACGTTCACAATGAGGCCACTGGGGTCAACGAGCGCCGCGTGCATTGCCTATGCTCCGGGGAAGATGGTGATGATGACGCGACCAGCGCCGCCAGCGCCGGATGTGGTAGTGCCACCGCCGCCACCGCCACCCGGTTGAGCGCCCGCAGTGCCGGTTGCTCCACCATTGCCACCAGCACCGCCGTGGTTGGAAGTTCCACCTACCCCATTGGTAAAGCCACCACCACCTCCACCGCCGTAAACAGAGGGAGCGCCAGTCTTAAAACCCGTACCGACAGAAGCATAGCCACCGCCGCCCCCATGAAACGTGCCTGCTGCTGGAGCCATAAAACTAGCACCGTCGCCGTTACCGCCCTGGCCCATATAAACAGGCACTGTGCTACTTAGAATATAAGGTTCGCCTGGACTAGATAGTCCGCCGTTTGTAAGTTGGCCGCCACCGCCGCCACCAGCACCTGGGGCTCCAATAGTTGCGTAACCTCCACCGCCACCGTATGCAGTTATAATGCTGCCAACAGAGCTAGCCCCTCCACTTGCGCCATCCTGGTTGGAGCCAGTACGAGAAGCGCCGCCAGCGCCTACGGTAACCGTCTCGGTTGCGCCAAGGGCCGACAGGACAGTCCAGCGTTCGTTATAGCCGCCACCGCCACCGCCGCACTCGCGGCCAGAGTAGCGAGACCCACTACCGCCACCACCCCAAGCCTGAATGTACACGGGGCTGTTGGCAGAGAACCCGCTGGGCTTCGTCCATGTTCCAGAAGAGTTGAACACCTGACGGTCTGCGTTCTGAATCGTGCCCGTCGAGTTGGTAACCACCGTACCGCCCGTGGTGGGCAGGAGCACCGTGGTGGTAGTCGCAGTAGCGGGCGTATCCAGCGTGATGGAACCGCCGCCGGAGGAGTTGAGGCGTACAGGCATCTCAGACCACCGTCCATGTGCTGCCAGAAGGCACGGTCACTGTCGCCCCGGAGGCTACTGTAACGGGGCCAAAGGTACCAGCATTCTGACCGCTCGGAATTGAGTAGCTGTTATTGATCGTCGTGCTGTTCAGGTAGAACGCCTGATCACCACTGCCGCCGGTCGCACCGCCGCCGATGCTACCCCAGGCCGTGCCGTTGTGGCCCTCGAAGCTGTTGAGCGAACTGTTATAGCGGAGGTAGCCGGTCGCACCTGTGGGGCGCTCGCCGGTCGTACCAACAGGCACCAGGATCGCATCGGTGCTGCTGATAGCCAACTTCACCGCCGGGGTGGGCGTACCCACACCAACGTTACCGGTCCCCGTCACGACGAAGGGGGTGGAGTCCGTGCTGGCCGCATCCTCAACAACCAGAGCATTGCCAGCGCCGGTCTGCGTGATGCGAAGCGCATCCGAAGAGGAGTTGTCGGTGATCGCCGCTGCGCCCACCACATCAAGGCGCACACCCGGCGAGTTCGTACCGATACCAACGTTCCCGCTCGCATTGACGATGAGCGGTGTGGAGTCGGGGTTAGCCTCATCCTCGACGAGGAGTGCAGCACCGGTACCCACCTGCGTGATCCGCAGAGCGGTTGAGGTGCTGTTGACGTTAACGACCGTAGGACCAGTGAGGGTACCCCCACCGGTCTCCAACTTGTCGCTGTTCAGGTTGGTAAAGTTCGCATCCACCTCAGCATTTGTGAGGGGTGAGCCCTTACCAGCCCGGGTGATGATCGTTGCCATCTAAACCTCGTCAGGCCGAGATCGTCACAGTCCAGGTAACCTGGAGCGTGTCGGAGGCGCCCTTGTTCACCACCGAGAACACCGTGCGGCAGAGCATGGTACCAGAGGTAGAGGCATTGAAGATACCAGCTTCGGTCACCGCGCCAGTGGCTTCGCCCGCGTTGAAGGTAGTGACATAGACGATGTTCTCGTTGTTCGAGCCGGTACGGTTGGCGCTATCAAACGCCTTGCGCGAACCAAGCGCAGAACCAAGAGCGGTATCCCCGGCAGCGGCAGGTGACGTGCCAGCGCCGAGGCCCATGTGGCTCATCACGTTCTGTGAGGTGCCCACCATGCGGGAGGTGATGTGGTCAAGGCCGGTGTTCACAACGAGGTTCTTCACCTCGCGCACATCCTTCACCTTCCCATCTGCGCCCTTCAGCACGATGGTCAGGCGGCCTGTCATCCCCAACTTCTCAACCGGTCCCATGGTGTCCTCCTAGGTAAAGGCGCGAGAGACGCCCACGTAATCCTCGGCGAAGTAGCTGAAGTCGCAGTAGTCCTGCATCCGCAAGCTACCGCTATCCGAGGCTACCGGCTGGTCTATGATAACAAGCCTGGGCGCCAAAGCAACGACATCTAGCAAGCTGGCCGTATCCGTGGGTAGCTTACCCACGGAGCGCACGGATGTATCAGCCAGGGCAGCAGTGTCAGCAAAGCCCTTGGTTATAGAGCGAGTAGCAGCATCCGCTACCGTTGCGGTATCGCTCGGGTTCTTCCCAACCCGGCGAACTGCGGTATCTGCCGCTGATAAACTATCACTGAAGAACCTTGGAAAAAGAAATGCTAATGCATCGCTAACTGTAGCAACGTCAGCAAGTACCTTCCCAATGTTTAGCGCAAAAGGGACACCAACATACCCCGGATCGGTATAGTCCTCAGCGAAGTAGGTCTCACCTTCTGACACCCGTGCGGTGTCAGTGATGAACTTCTGCTTAAAGAACTCACCCAGGGCATAGCGAAAACCTATGTAGGGTACAACAACAGCTGCCCCGATGGTCCCAGCCTTGTAAGCAGCATTGACCGCTGCGGTGCGAATGACCGCCCGGATGCGCCTAAGGGTGGGGTCTATCCTCACGCAAACTGGTCTCGGAGCCTGAACTTCAGCACGTCATAGACCGTCTGCCGCATCCCGGTGGAGAACAGCACCTCGACCTCACCGTCATAGTCACCCGGCGTCTGGTTCAGGTCCGATGCGCCCCAAACCACCAGGGCAATCCCCTGTGTGGCCGTACCGGCAGGGATGGTTAGTGGGCGACTAACCACCACAGTCCCGGTCGTAAGGGACTTCATATACAACGTGGCCGTCGCACCGCTCAGGTTGATGGGCGATCCGGTGCTCTCATCCGTCAAGGTGAGCTGGATCTGCGGCCCAGTGTCGTTCTTGACCAGTCGGATACGGTTGTCGGTGATGCGAGGGTCCACGGCTACCTCCTAAGCAAACGGCGGGAACCGCACGGAGAGGGACCCCCGGAACACACCAAGGTTGGCCTGCGCCCGCGCCTCGTTCAGCGTGAAGATGAACTGCTTGGCGTGGTAGGTGGCCAGCTCACGATCAGCCCACTCTACCTTCGGCATCACCAGGAGGTTCTGGAGCGCCGAGTGCATGATGGGCAACTCGTACTCATCGAACACGCCCTCATCCATCTCTAGCGCACTGCGCGAGGGCTTGAGGGCGTAGATCATACGCAGGGTGTAGGTCACCGCCGCATCAGGCGCGGGGAGCACGATGTAGCGATGCACATCGACCTGCGCGACCGAACGCGGCTCAGTGCCGTTATCCTCAATATCCTGGCTCGTCGTCGAGGTAACCGGCCACGTCGGGTAGAGGTTCCTCGCGTCGTCGAGAGTGAGGATCTCAAGCGGCGAGTTGTTCAGCGTCGCCAGCAGCACCGCCTGCACCTGCGTGTCAGCGGGCTTGTTGAAGCTGTACTGATACTGACCCGGGGTCAGGTTGAACACGGGCTGCTCGTAGCGCCAGATGAGGGCGCGCTCGCACACCCGGATCGCAGCATCACGGATGTACTGAACGACCAGCGGGTAGGGGCAGCCCGGCACGCTGGCGCTGACCTTAGCTGAGAGGGTGGAGAAGGCACGGGATGCCATGATCACCTACCCCTGCTCGGCATACGCTCGTTATCGAGGACCGCCTGCTGCTGAAGATCAACGCCGAGCGCGCTGGTGAAGGAATCCTGGAACAGCTTGGCGCGGTTGGAGTTCACATGCTCATCGTCGATGGACGAAGCGAGGAACACCACGCCATCCACCACCACGCCGAGATAGGTGTCCTTCAGGTACAGGATCGTCTGGTTGATGGTGTAAGCAATCGGCTCCACCACGTACTCAACCGTCGCCGTCAGGTTGGCGATGGGGCGCGGGTAGAGGAAGAACTTGGTCGCGTTGCGCGGGTGCCGGATGAAGTTGAACGGAATGCCGGAAGGGTCGGACACCCACTGAGGGTAGGCCCGTTCCAGCACCTCGCGCTCGACCTCATTGACCGAGTTGTAATTGTCGATGAAGAACACCTGCACCAGCCGATGCGCATCGGAGGGCAGGTCCTGGATTACCGTGTTGGCCGTGAGCGGCACGCTAACGATGTTCGTGAACAGCGTCGGACGGAAGACAGCCATCCGCTTCAGCGTCTGGTTCACATACCCCACGAGGTCTGTGTCGCTGTAGCGGTAGGGTGCCTGGGTATCCTGGAGGAGCTTACGCGCCTCCACGATCACGTCCGAAGGTGTCACGGGAGCCCCCTCGAAGCCTCAGCGTTGAGCGCCTCGTTCGTGTAACCGGGCTCTTCCGGGATATCAGCCGTGAACAGATCCACGGGCTCCCGCTTCTTCCGACCACGCTTGGCGGCAATAGCTTCGATGGCAGCAACAGGGATGAAGCGTTCAGGGTACGCCTCTTCCTCCGTCACCTCATAGAGGTGCGGGTTGTTTGCCAGGATGGGGTCCCACTCGAAGATCCACCCGTCCTTGCGGCTCTTGAGGTAGCGAATGGTCACTTGTTGAGCTTCCTCAGCGTCTGGGCGAGGCGGGCGCGCTGGCCCATCTTACCGGGTTGCTTGGCCGCTTCAGCAAGGGCCTTGGCAGGGATGGTCTCGCCCTTCTTCACGCCCATAGCCTTGCGCAGAGCACCCGGCTTCTTGATCGCCTTGGCAATCCACTTCTCAGCCATCTAGACCTCCTTCTTCCGTCCAGAGGGCGTAACGGGCCAAGACTGCCGGGCAGGCCCAGTCTTGCGCGCAGCCACAGATCGCTTCTCAGCAGTGGTCATTTTAGCAGCAGCGGCCTTCGGGCGGCAAGCAGGATAGCCCCGGCGGTCCTTATCGCCCGAGCGCCCACACTCCTTGCCGGTCTTCACATCGACCCACTTCTCACCGAACCACTTGCCGAGCCCGCCCTTAGCCACGAGGTTTCTTGACCCGGTTGTCCGGGCCTCCCCAGGTGCCACCGCGCTTCTTGTACTCCTTGGCAGCCCAAGCGTTAGCGTAGGCCGAGGGATACACGTCAAACTTGGCCTTGGCCGCCGCCTTCACGCGGGACCAAAGGGCTGGGTTCTTGGGGGTCGAGGCAGCCATCAGCAGTTCCAAGCCCGGAGGGACTTGTTGATCCGGCTGTTCGGATCATTCGCCGTCTTGGCGCTGGTCAGCTTCTTTTTCATCCCCTTCATCCGGGCACAGAAGCTGTCGCGGCGCGGGCCGCCCTCAGGCTGTGGTGCCTTCAGGCCGGGCTTTCCAGGGTTGGCGCGGTTGTAGGAAGCACGCCCCTTAGCGTTCAGGCCGCCTTCAGGGTCCTTACCTTCCTTGCGCTGCCAAGCAGGCGTCTTAGCCATCAGGCATTCACCCCCTTGATCACAACGAAGTTGAGCACGGGTGTATCGGATGGGGTAGCAGAATTGCTGAAGTTGGAGACCGTGATCTTGCAGCTACCGTGGTTCACGTTGGTGACGGTCACACCATAGCTCGCCCCGGTCAGGCCAGAAGCGAAGCAGACGTACACCACATCAGTCGCATCGATGAAGCTATTGGTCAGGGTGAACTCATTGGAGGCGTGCCCAGAGAGCGCCGTAGATGCGAACAGCGTGATCTGACCGCTCAGCTTGTTGAGCGTCACCCCGGTCGTGCGGCTCGTCAGCTGGGTAACCGTGCCGCCAGTGCCCGACCCACCATAGCCAAAGGGCTTCGTGATGACGACCTCACCCGTGCCGTTTGGCGACAGGGTGATGTTGGCGTTGGTACCGGTGGTAGCGATGGTCCCGCCATTGATCGCCACGCCATCGGCGACAATCTTCCCCGTGCCCTTGGGCGTCAGGGTGATGTCGATGTTCGTATCCGTGCCGCTCGCCACGACGGAGGTCCCCGTCACGGAGATCTTGGCTGCGGCAGGGGATGTGGTGAACGATGTGGCGATGAGGTCGGTGAACGTACCCGTGGGGATCACCACCGCGCCCGTACCGTTGGGGGTGATGTTGATGTTGCCATTGGTATCGGTCGAGGAGATCGTGTTGCCGTCGATCTTAATGTTATCTACCGAGGCAGAACCCGTACCGAGCGACAGCGCCGTAGCAACACCGGTCCCGCTATGGACCACCTTCTCAGCACCCGCAGGGCCGCCGTCGATGTGCAGCAGCTGGCTGTAGGTATCCTTGATCTTATTGCCAGTCAGATTGATAGGCATAGCGGGCTCCTAGAAGGAAAGAGTAGGGGCCGAGGCCCCTACCCGTTAGGACGCCATGATAACCCAGTTGGTGCCGTCAGACACCAGCAGAGCCCAGGTTCCAGCCGTACCAGCCAGAATAGCCGTACTGGCGGTATTGGAGTTGATCGGCTTCACGTTCGACGACGCAGACGCAACAGCCTGCGCTGCGATGGTCTTGATGTAGATCTCCCGCCCGGCCCAGAGGGACGCGCTCGGGAGGGTCACCGTGATCGACGCCCCACCATTGCAGATGATGTGGGTCTCGTTGTCAGCGACAGTGAAGTTCGCCGTCTTGAGCGTCGCCGGGGCGCTACGCGCGAGGAAGTCGAGCTTGGCCCGGCCACTCGTAATCGTAACGTTGTCCTGAGCGAGGCCGCGATAAACACCCATGTCCTATCTCCTGTGAGGAGATGGGGGGCCGAAGCCCCCCACCGGGTTACGCGCTCGGGATGGTACCCTGGTCGGCGCCCATGTTGACCACAGCGAGCTGGATCTTCACGCGGGCGACATCAACGTTGCTGCTGTTCATCGTCAGCAGCACGTTGGTATCAGCCGTGCAGAGATACGCCGCCGCGTCAGCATAGCCGCCAACCGTGCCGACCGTGCCGTTCAGGTCGAAACCATCGACCCAGAAATCGACCGTGCCGCCACCGATGCCGACATCGATGTTAGCCGACGCACCCTCGGCCCGCAGGAGAACCGCAGAGCCGTTCAGAACGAACGAGCCCTTCGGCAGCGTGCAGAGGACCAGGGTGTCGGTCGAGGCCAGAGCCGCCACGCCAGCCGCCGCACGTGCCGCCGCGATAGCGCGGAAGTCGAGATCAATCTCGACCACCGAGAGGCGGTTGGCGTAGTTCGACGGGTAGGACGTGGAGCCCTTATTGAACCCAAGGGAGTCCGTGTAAGCAGCCATGTCTGTCTCTCCTTAGGCGAAGGTCACAACGGACTGGGCCAGAGCTTCCGGCTTCACCACCTTGTAGCCATAGACCTGAAGGCCACGGATGACGTTACCGAAGGTGCTCTCCGAGCGGATGGTCTCCATCTCCGTCATCTGCGACGCGAAGGTGAGGCCCATCTTGGTCCCAGCGACGATGTTGTACTTCCCACCCGTGTCAACCTTCAGGTTGTGGCTGACATAGAGCGTGAAGCGATCCACCATGCCCAGGCGGCCATTGCGGATCATCGAGGTGCCGTCACCAACCAGCGACGCATCCTTCAGCTCGGACTTCTTGATGAGGCCAGCCATGCGGGCCGGGATCACCAGGAAGCGACCGGCTTCCGGGCAGTTCGCCTCATCGAGGACGGTACCCAGGTCCACGATCAGGTCCACCACCGAAGAAGTGCCGCCAGCGCCGTCCTTCGTCACCGTCAGCGGAGAAGCCGTGGTGCCGAGGTTGAACGCGCCGGAAACTGCACCCGCCGCCGTGCCCTTGTTCAGAGCAGCGATGTCGGGGAGCATGTCGGTCAGCACGCGCTGGTCGATCTTGATCTTCATCTGCTCGGACGCATCCTTGGACCACATGTCCATCAGCTTGATGTCCGACTGAACGCGATCAATGTCATCCTCAACGCAGGCGAAGTACTCGCCCTTGTCGATGACCAGCTGGAGCTTCGGCTTGTCGGGGTTCTCCACGACAATGCCCTGACCCTTCACGTACTCACGGATCGTGATGTTCGGGGTCGTACGGATGTTCACCGTATCACCCTGGTTGCGGATCTCACCCTCATAGTCGGTGTTCGAGATCGCAGCCAGAACGGTGGCATCGTAGAAGTTTTCGATCAGCTTGCCGGACCAAATCTCGGGGATGAAGTTACCCGAGTAGTTGGGGCGGCCAGGAGCAACAGGGTAGCCCATGGTTCTCTCCACTTAACCGTTGGCG